GATATGGTAGAGATCCAGCTCTACTCATAGAACCTGATAATCTCCAAGCTTCGTATGAGATTTCATCTTTAGCTTTAGGAGTATTCCAGTTCTTACCAGGATTTTGTTCTTTCCAAATATCTTTAGCTTGTAACCACATAAATAGTCTATTAGACAACTCAGCTGCATCAAAACCAACTGCTCTAGCTAGTTTAACTGTAGCAGAAGGAATCATAGTTGCTCTAGCCATACCTTTTTCTAATGGTGTTTCAACTAAAGGTCTAGTAGAATCTGTTAGAATCTGATTAACCAATAAGTTTTGGTCAACTGATTGTAGTAATCCTGATTCTTTAATAGCTTTAACTGTAGCATCAAACTCAGCTTTATCTATAAAGTTACCTACTGAGTCATGAGCAAATTTACTTATAAGGTTTTTATAAGGTTTAAGCATCTTAGCTTCATCAAGTATAGCTAGTCTAGTTGCTAGCATTAAAGCTACGTTCTTAGTTCCTTGAATAGGATTAGCTACAACCATCTCAAAGATAGGTTGAGTTTGTACAAACCATTGTCTAGGTACGTTAAGAGTAATATAGAATAGCGATGCTATACGCTGTGGAGCATTGATAATCATATTCTTGTTACCAATTTCACGTAGTACATTACCAGGAATCTTATACTTCTCTAATACATCAGCTGCTAATACTAGAGCACTAGGAATAGAATCAGACCAATCAGCAAAAGAAGTAATTGTGCTATAATATTCAAACTCTGCTTTAGCTTTCTCAAACTTAGCTTTTTCAGCCTCACTCATAGCTCTTGGTAAAGGTTCAATTAACTCTATACGAGGAGGAAATTCACCTTCCCTAACTCTAGGTAAGAATTCTTTATAGTTCTTAATAAAGTAAGACTCAAAGACATTCTTATAAGATCTCATAGCATCTATGCGTGCAAGACTTTGAGATGTTTTAATTAAAGCTGTAAGCGGGTCTTCTATACGAGCTGGACCTTGTAGTGATGGTAATCTTTCACCACGACGTAAAGCATTACGTACTACTTCACCATGAACTTCATAGAGAGATACACGATCTCCTAATGATTCTTCACGAGCCTTACGTAAAGATATAGTATGGTCTGGTAATCTAGTTTCAAACTCTCTGACTAAAGCCTCAGCTTCATACTTAGTAGTAGCAGCTGCAACAGATCTAGAATAGTTTTCTAATTTAGTCTTGTCCATGATCTGATACCCATTAACATTAAGTTCTTTAGGTACAGCATCAATAAAGAAGTGTTCTCTATAAAGTACTGGAGAATATCCAGGTATTCTTCTGATTACTTTCTGTGGAAGAATATCAAGTTTTACTTTATCTCCAACTAAACCATATTCATATATTTTACCTGTAGCTCTGTCAGTAAAAGCTTTTTCTAGAACAACTAGTTGTCTACCTCCAATGTTATAAACCCCATCAGTCTTAGCTTTGTCTAGTTCAAATTCTACTGGAATATCTAATGTAAGATCCCATACTGATTTAGGTGGTAAGTTACCCTCACCAATGAAAGCAAAGTCTTTTCTAGCAGCACCAATATACTTACCATCTTTATAAAGACCATTGACATAACCTGTATTGATTAATTCATTTCGTCTAGCTCTATCTGTTAAAGCTAAATCAAAATAATTAATCTGTCTCCAAAATACTTGTTTTTCAAATAAAGAATCAATTTGAGATGTAGATAGTTTAGGGAACTTTAATCTAAGCTCTGCTTTAGTAAATAACTCTCTACCAGAAGTCTGAGCATCGTTAACAACTGTAGCTAGTTCATTCTTAAGTTTACCATCACCTAGTTTTTGTTTAACTAAATTAAGAGTTTGAGCTGATAAGTATGCAGATCTTTCAGCTTGTCTACCTAGACCTTTTTCAATCCAAGGAGCAAACTTACCTGAAGGAGTAATCCATTTACCAAATGTAGTTTGTGCAATTTTAGAGATGTCAAACTTATATCCAAAGTCTAGTACTGTTTGTACAGCTTGGGGACCATTAAGCACATTAGATAATAAATCATATTCTTTATTGTATTCCCATACAACTGCAAATTGTTTATTATCCATTATATCTGCAGTAAACTTAGGATCAGCACGTAATGAATCAGGAGTATATTTTTGACCTGTAATCCTATCAACAATATAAAGAGAACCTGTACTAGTTGCAGTTTCTCTTAATCCAGAAGTTTCATAATTAGTAGTAAAGTTTATGAAATCAGTAGTCATGTCCTCTACTGGTATAGAACTTACTAATGTTTTAAGATTATTATAAGCATTGATAACACTCTCTCTAGAGTTAAAGAAGTAGTTACTATCCCTGCCAAAAACAGCTTTAACTTGGAATAATGTATCAGCTACATTCACCAATGAATTAGATTGCATATATGTAGCTAAATTAGATTCATTGATAACTTTTGTTACAGCTTCTATGTCAGCTCTACGTTGCTCTACATCTATAACGTTAGGGTCAAATTGTGTATTCTCTAGAACATTTTCTAGATCTTTATTAAGCTTAATAATTTGTTGGTGTAAGTCAGGATTGTTACGAACATCAGCTGCTTTTTCTGTAGTCTTAGGTAATACATATTTATGTACAAGAATACCAGGTTCTTCAGCACCTAAAGCTGTAGCAGTTTGACCTGTGTCATCTTTAATAGCAGCTTCAATGATAGGAGCAGCAACTCCTGGATTAGCTTCTACAGTATTATCAAGAGGACTATCAGGACGAATATCAATAGTCTCTTCTTTCTTAGTAAACTTCTTAGTAAGAGCTTTACCACCCTTAAATAAAGGACCACCAAAGATTAAGGCTGCATCAGTAAGAACTTGCACTTGACCTGGTTTAGTTTTACCAGCTTCTACACCTTTGTCATCTAGTTTCTGAATAATAGTACCAATACCACCAGTAATGCTATTGATTACTGAACCTTCATACTCTTTCTTAACAGCTTCAAATTCATTTTCTAATCCTAGCTTTTTAACAATAGTTTCAAGTCTTAGATCAGACCAGGAAACAATAGGACTAGTTGCTGCCCACTCTTCACCTTTAGCAATAGCATCTTTCCAGTCTAAGTTCTCTTTGTTAATAGCCTGTTTAGTTAAGTTAGTGAATGCATGACCACGAGACTCTAGGAAGTTAGGTAAAGAACTAAAGAAGTTAACTAAACCTAATACTTCTCCACCAACATCTTTAGCTATTTGGCTAGGAGCTAGTGTTTTTTTCCAATCAATATTGCCATCAGGTTTTCTAATGATGAGTCCTGGAGTAATCCCTTCATAGATCTTTGGCATATTCTCAACGATTGTATCAAAGAAAGAGTCTTTACTGTAGTCTTCTTTTCTAGATTCTATATCAGCCTTTTTAGCTGGTAATAAGTTAACATTGGTATCTTGAGATGATTCGTCTAGATGTGTATCACCTACGTTTACAGATGCAATACGTTGAACATACTTATCTTTAATATCAGTAGATATATAACCAGTAGTAGAATAAATAGATAGAACTTTAGTCTTTTGTTCTCTAGGTATTGCTGGATCGTTGATAAGACCTAGAACAGCTTCTTTATTTCTAGTATCTTGTTCACCCATCCACATCTTCTTAGCATCTTCTAAAGACTGAGAATACCCATCCTGAGTTAATTCACCATACATTTTTGTATAGTTATTAACTGGATCTGTTCCATAAGAACCAGCTGCATAGAATGCTTCATCATTAGCCTGTACTTCAGGTACTGGCTTAGTTGTAACTTCTATGGTAGGTAATTCAAAATCTTCAGTAAATTCCATTACTTTATCCTAGATTAACCAAATATAGATCCAATTTTCTTCATTGAGTCAAAACCACCTGATAAGTCAAAGAGTTTACCAGAGACTTGACCCATCTCTTGCCAACCTTTAGCTTCACCCATAGCAGTATATGCTTCAGTACCTGCTGAACCAATAGCTCTACCAAAGTCTTGTTGTTGTCTAATTCCACTAACATTAGTAGCTTCTTGAGTACCAACAGCTCCAATAGCACCAACTGAAGAAGAAGTACCTCCAAGACCTAGACCAGCACCAGCAGTTTCAGTAGTGATTTGAGCACGTCTAATACGAGCTTCTCTTTGTTGTTGAATCATTTGACGTCTAGCATTAATGTCATTTAATCTATTTTGTAAATCAGATTGACGTTGTGTAGCTGCTGCAGCTTGACTAGTAGCTTTCTTTTGTTGAAAGAAACTAACACCACCCATTACGGCACTAGCTACTGACATAATTGGTGATATTGCACTAAAAACAGAAGATACTGCTGCTACTGCAGGAGCATACCCTACTTTTCTTACATTTCTATGTTTCATACTATAACTCCAGTTTTAATATAAATTTAATTCCACTATCTGTCTGAGCTTTATACCCAGTATCTTTAAATCCCCAGAACTTATTGAACTTGACTTCTTTATCAGAATCACACAAACTATATAGCTCTGTTATTCCTTTTTCTTTTAAACACTTCTTAATTACAACCCACAATTCTCTATATCTTCTACATTCCTGTAAGTTCCACTTCTTAAATTCTATATGCATTATAGTCTTCTGTAGAAATGGTTCATAACTTAAAGCTAGATAACCATTGTCATCTTCTTTATATAGAATACTTAAACTCATTATGGTTTACTTGTAGCTACTGCTGATACTCCCCAACCAAGTATTTGCATGTCTTTACCAGCTTCAGATTGTATCTTTAAACTAATAGTTTTTCCAGAACCTCTTAGTTTATTCTTAGTAACAATAACAGAATCACCATAATCAAAAGTATCTGCTGGTCCACTTGGTATATAGTTACGTAGTAATCTATATGCTTGGAACTGATTACCCCACTTACCACTATTAGCAGAGTCTGCCCAATTCCATTGAGCTTGTACTAAACAAGATGAAGGATTGTCTATTTGTAGAGTAGATCCTACTGTTGTAAAACCATCTTCAGTTCGATTAAAATAAAAGAAGATATAAGGAATTTGTTTATTTCTAATAATATCACCAAAGAGTTCATAACCAGTTACTAGATAGCTAGAGTAGTCAGCACCAGTACCTGAACCAGCTGTTTCCCAATCAGTAAACTTTCTATTTGTAAATTTAGAAATAGTAAATGATGTTCCTATCATAGTTAAATAGCTAAACTGTGTACTTCTAGAGGCAACTACATCTTGAGTAATGATAACTTTATCAGCAGAGGTTACTATAACCTCATCAGTTCCGACAAGTACATTAGCATCTTCTGATGCAACTGCATATCCTGGTATTTCTATGTAATCAGCTATATAAGGTGAGTTACTAGCTAAAGATGAGAATGAATTAAGATAAAAAGCTTCAAGAGTAAGATCTAGAACTAACTCTTTAGTATATTTATTTATATAATTACTTGTAGTATAAGTATCAGAATCATTATACAACCAACGAACACGATTCTCTTTCTCATCATAGAAACCTTTACAGTAGTTCTTACCAACTGTAGGGATATCTAAAAATAAAGATTGAATTGTAGTTAATGATAAAGATTTAGCTGAAAATCTACCAGATCCAGGATCAGGACTTAATAAATAGATACCTGCTTTAGACCAATATACAAAGTTACCGTTAACATTAACAATAGACTTAGCATTCTTAACACCATTAGTAGATACTTTACTTGTTTGGAAAGAGGTGGCTATAAAGCCTCCAGTATCTCCATAAACTTCCCATACGCCATTATCTGCAAAGACTAATAGTGAAGCTTGGCTAGATACAATCTTAACAATCTGAGTAGCTTCTGGAATCTGAATGGTACCACCATCGGTAGTAACTAAGTCATTAATATTAGCATCAGTAGGGTCTGCTTCTTGATAACAAACACCTAGTTTATCATCACCAGTAACCACAGTTGTAAAGAATACATAACCACTAAAGTTAGGAGATTTAGCATCTCCACCAGAAATAGCAGAGTTTACTCCTGAATAGAATATACGTCCAGCGTATGAAGCTACAGTAGAGAAGGCCCCTGTTTCTTGATCTACTGGTAATCCAGTAATACCTGAATTAGATTCTCTTTCAGATCCTCTATTGAATGCATCAATAATATAACTACCCTTAGCAACTTGATAGTTAGATGTGGAGTTTTTCTCCATTGTATCAGCATCAAATTTCTCAAAGTCTGCTGAACTAGGATTAGTAATCTTACCAGTTACCCATGTATCAGAGTTAGCTGGGTATTGACCTAATTGAGTAAAGGTACGATTAATAGCATCTGCACCAGTAGTTGTCTGAATAGTTGGAGACCAGCCTTGATTTCTTAGATTATACTTATGCTCATTAGATAAAGTAGTAGGTCTGTGATTAACTAGAAGTCCATCATCTATCCCCCATATATCTCGAACTTCTACTGTAATAGTAGTTTGAGATACAGTATCTGTAGTTGAATTATAAGATAAAAGAACTGGATAAGTAAGATCTTCTGAAACAATAATAAGTTTATTGTTAATAGTAGCTGTTTCAATTTCAGCATCACCTAAACCACTAAGGGTTATAGCTGAACCACCATTAAGAAGATTAGAACTAGGAGCGTTAGTAAGTAAGTCAATAAACCAAAGTTTATTAAGTATTCGAATAATACCTATTGCTACTGTATTATCACCACCAGGCATATCCCATTTGTGGAATGATTGTTTACCTGTTTGAATAGCAGCTGAACTAAAACCTGTAGATGTAAGAGAATAACCTCCCTCGTAGTCTAAACCTAGACGTCTAGATCTAGATCCATTACGATTAAGGACAAAGTTTTGTTCATCTAAAGAAGCATTCTCAGGGAATGTAAGAGGACTAGCCTCTGTAATTAGACCCTTAGTAAATGATCTATAGATCTTCTCATTACCTACAGCCATTACTACTCCTTAGCTTCAGCTTTAGCTTTTTTAGTTTCTTGTTTCTCTAAGTATTTATTAATAGCAGTTTCAGCAAATAACTCATTAGTAAAGATACCAGTTAGCTCTTCTGGTAGTTCACCACCTGAACCAAATTGAATAAAGTATTGAGCAGATCTAGGATCTCTTTGAATTTGAATTTCTTTTCCGTTAGGAGTTGTAAAAGTCTTCATTATTTCTTTTTACTCATCTTCTTTAGAGTTTGTGCTAGACGTGCACGTTGTCCCATCTTACCTGGTTTTTTAGCTGCTTTAGCTAGCATACCAGCTGGAATTGTTTTACCTTCTTTTACCCCTAGAGCTTTTCTTAATGCTCCTGGTTTTTTTATTGCCTTTTGAATCCATTTTTCTGCCATTCTTTTTTCCTTTCGAGTACTGTTGAGAGTTAATAAATGCTGGAGTATTACTAGATAGCATTGACATTATTTACGTCCGTAATGTGGATAAGTGATTCCGTTACTAATTTTCCAAGCTTCTTGACTCATTTTACGCTTTTGTGATACTGATATCTGTTCAGCTTTAGGATTAGGCATTTGTTTAAGAGTTAAGAATGCAGCTGATTTAGCTTCATTAAGAAGATAAGTAAACATCTGTACTGGTAAATCAGGAGTAAAAGTATCAGATAGAGTAAAAGCTACTGAACGTTTACCATGGCATTGGGTCTTACTATTCTGTAAAGAAGATTCTACAGCAGAATTATAAGCATCAAATACTAAATAGTCATCATCAAATGATGTAAAATAAGTTGGAGCTCTATCATCATAAACATTAATCTTAATACCAGTAGAATCAGTTACTACTGTTATTTTAGAGTCTGTACTTAAACGTTGATCAGTAATATCTAGAAACTCTTCAGGAGTTTTATAAATAATTTTTGTAAATCTAGTACGAGTTTCACCAGGTTTTTTACAATCATATTTAATCCATTTAAGATCAATAATTGTTTCTGGTAATCTCATATGAGTAGGTCTAGCAGTAGTACCACTAGTACCTAGTTGAAATAGTTCATAAAGCCAAGGATAATCTTTACCATCTACAATATTATAATAGGTAGACTTAACAAGTTGAGCTACTTGTAAAGACTCAACACTATCATTAATAGAGTTAACTTCATCTGAATCCATATCAGACATAATGTCTTGTACAATCTCAAGTAGTGTCATCTTAGCCATGATTTATTCCTATAACTTAATAGCAGATAAACCTGCTTCAATAACAGTAATAGCAGTTGAAGATGATGTTGCATCACCACCAACATACATAGATAATGATTGTCCTGCCGTAGCTGTAACTAAACCAACAGCTGATATATGTAATTTGTCTACACCATTACTATACTTTTGTACAGTTAATGTCCTACCACTTGAAGTTCCAGATAAGTTATATTTAAAATTATATAAAGTTCCGTTGGCAATAGCAGCTGTACTGAATTGGCACCAAAAACTAATCATATAATTACCAGCTTCTGTAAGTGTTATAATACCTGTACTAGGTGATAATGTTAGTACATTAGACACTCCAGATGTCCATTCACCAGTAGGATTTAATTTAGCATAAGCAGAAGAACCTGAAAGTGTTTGTGATGTTACCCCAGCATCAATGTATATTTCACCATGAGCTTTACCTGGAGGATATTGCCATGAACCAGAACCAGCACCATCAGCTACATAAACTTTACCTGCAGACGCACTTGCTGCTCCTTTAGGTTCATGAATGTCAGGATCAGTAATAAGATTATGTTGAATTGTCATTTAGAATTCCTTAGAGAAAGGGAAAGGCCCTTACTAATGTAAAGGCCATACCCAGTTTGTTACTTAGTCCTTGTTGTAAACATACTTAACAACAACGCGACCAGCGCCTGCTGTTAAATCTGCTACTGTAGGAGTTACAACTAATTCACCTGCTGATGCACCAATTGTTTTACCAACTAAAGCACCTGAACCAGTAACTACGTTACCAGCAGTACCAATAGCTGTTTGTGTTGCATTAGCTGCAGTGATTAAACCATCAGCATCAATAGCTGCACCAGCTGATGTATATAGACCAATGTCTAAATCAGTTGTTGTAGATGTTGATGTGAAAGCTACGTCCACGATTAAATCAGCTGAAATGATTGTAGCATTAGCTGGGATAACGTGTTGTAAGTTGTTAGAACCGTAGGTTGGAAGATCGTTATAATCGAAATCCCATACAGCCCATTTGTAGAGTTCGTCGCAAGCTTCTGCTCCGAATTTACCGTTTGTAGTTCTAACACCATAGTAGTTAGCTACACCTCTTTTTGCGTCGATTTCAAAACCCATGTTATTCTCCTTAGTATGTAGAACCGCTAGTTAAAATAACACCAAGTGTGTCAACACGTTGGGCACCGAAACCAAATCTAGAAGTAACTTGGTATTTATCTGAGCGAGTTTCTTCGTCTCTCCAACCTTCAGTCTTAGGAGCACGTCTCCAAGCATGCATGATTGGTTTTGTTGAGTCGTCAGCCACACTCATAAATACGTTAGCTACGTCACCGATTTCTGCTGTATCGTTAGCTAAGCCATATGAAGAAGCGTTTAATGCTTCTGTAGCTGTCTTAACTGGTAAACGATTAGAAGTCCAGATGTCGAAACCAAAGATGTTCTTAACGAACTTGTGGTCTTTAGCAAAACCTTCTGTAACAATACCTTCGAACATTGGGTTGTTAGATACTGATACTAAGTTAGAAATGCTATTTAATGTTGCTTCAACGATTGGATCAACAATAGCGATACGACCTGCTGTAGGAACATTAGCTTTATCAAATGCTAATTTCATAGCAATGAAGTCAGATAATGTCATAACGCGTGTAGATGCACCAGAGCCACCAGCTACCCAACGATGTGGACGGCCGTTAACTAAGTTTACGTTAGCGTTAGTTTGAGCAGCATTAGCTACTGCTAAGAAACGTGATTCATGGTTTTCACCAAGAGCACGTGTTGATTCCATTGCACGCATAGACATTAATGAGTCTACTTGAGCACCATCTTCACGGAGGTCATCACTTACTTTCCAAGCATCACCAACATAGTCAGTAATAGCTAAAGTAATTGTACCTGTGTCGATTGGATTGAAGTTTAATGGTGTATCTTCAGCTGCGTCTTGAATTGATACTGTACCAACTGTTTTGATGTTTAAAGTAGTGCCAGAACCAAAGTCTGATACATCTCTCCACATACCTTCAGGTAGTAAGAAATCATGTAAGTTATCAAGAATAAACTGAGAATACTGTTGTGCCTCAATAAAGGCAGTTGTATTGCTAGTTAATTGTGACATAATTTTTCCTTAGTTTGATAAATTTAATTTAACTTTTTCACCAGCTATTTTCCAAGCGTTGACTAAGTCTTTTGTAGTAGCTCCTTGTTTAACTCTAGCTGATAGCTGATTAGCATCAACTTTAGTATTATTAAGAGCTTCTGTGTTTACTGTACTATTAGGTTTACCTGCTACAGGAGCAGATACTCCTTCTAGACCAGCTAGCTTTAGTACAATCTTAGGTGAACTGGCTGCCAAGCTATTTAATTGTTGTATAGTTAATCCACTTTCTTTAGCAACAGTATTATAGACTTCTTCAGCTTTTTGACCATACTTCTCAGTAAACTTTGACGCTACTGATTCAGCATTAGTCTTAGCTGCTCTTTGTCTTTCCTTTTGCTCAAGGGTTTGATCAACCAATTGCAATAATTTATCTTGATCAAATTCAGATCCAGCAGGGGTAGCCTGTGGTTGAATTCCAGACTTAATTTCATCTAGAAGTTCTTCAGCTGTTTTACGTTTAGCTAGTTCTTCTCTAGCAGCAGCTAACTCAGACTCTAAAGTTTGAATATGCTTCTGTGCGTGAGGAACTGATTTTAACGCATCTTCTACTGATGAATACTTCTTACCATCTCCCACTAATTCAGCAGCTTCTGTCGGAATCTGGAATACGGGTTGTTGGTTATCTTGGTTCTGAACGTCGTTGGTACTTGGTTCAGGTGTTTTATTGTCTTCAGACATTACTTTTCTCCTTTGTCAGGTAATAAAGACTGAAGTTTTAAAAATGCTTTTTGGAAGCCTAATTGATAAGCTTGATACTCAGCCCAAGAAGGCAAAGAGAAATTCTCTTCATCTATACATTTACGTCTAGACAATTCAACTTGGTCAGTGATATACGCTTTAAGTAAATCTAAAACTTCTTGTTTTGATAAGCTTTTAGCTTTTTCAGATTTTAAATCCATAGGATAATTATAACATACAATTACTTAAAAGTCAAGTAATATTTACATCCCTGGAGGCATCTCTCCCTGTACTTGAGGGTTTAACATATCTTCCTCAACAGGAACAGTTTGTTCAATTTGCATCTCTTGTTGAACTTGGTTAACAAGTTTTTGAGTCTCAGCTTGTTCAAATATAGCTGCATTATCTTTAATAAACTCATATTTCTCAAAGCCCATATACTCTTCAACCATCTTAGCAAGACGTTTAGCTGATACATGTGGGGCAATAACTTGTCCCATTGGACTGTTAAAGATACCTAGCATGTTCTGTACTAGTTGAGCTCTAGCTGCAAAATGTCTAGCACCAATAGGTCTAAGCTTACCTTTAGCAGTAATATCTTCTTTAGTAATAGATAAGAAGTCCGCTACACCAAGATCATCATCCATTACTCTAGACATCTCAGCAATGTCAATATTACGTCTAGCCATTTCTAGCATTGTATTAAGAATTGGTTCAAGGAACTCAATCTCAAACTTGTTAATCTTATGTTGGAATATACGTCCAGCTGCATTCTGTAATTGTTGTACTTCAAATGCTGTTTTCTCACCTGGACTACGGATACCCATAGCTTCTTTAGGAGCACCAGCCATCTCTTCCATTATTGCTAGTAAAGCTGCAATCTCGTTATTAACTTGGAAAGCTGCAGCATTAGGAGCTAACATTTCTACAGCGCCATCTTCTGGAATGTGAATAGTAGTCTCAGGACCCCATTCAAAAGGTTCTACATCTCCTTTAACAACCATAGGAGGATGAATAGTAAGATCCATAGCATCGGCTTTTAAATTCTCCAAGTGATCAATACGATATTGTAAACCTACTAGATTATCTAATGGTCCCATACCATAGAGATTATCTGGTCTTTCTCTCCAACCTACATGATGCTTAGTATCACGGCCGAGCCATGATGGATTCTCAATGTTACGAATAATATAACTTCTATCAATGATAGTAATGATTCTACGTTCAAGTAACTCACCATTTACTTCATCATAGATATCACCTTCAAATTCAAGGATCTCAACTAAACCTGATTGATAATATTCTTGTAAAGAACCAAAACCATCTATAGAAAAACCTTCAGCCTTATTAATATCTTCCATCTTGAAAGCTGATATATTTCTACGTACAGCTATAGCTTGATCAAAAGCAGCTTGATCATATTTAAGATCAGGACGATACTTAATGTCCTTCATTAACTCACCTACGGATTTAACGTACCGCGTAAACTTAGGAGACTCTCTAAAAGATTTAGCTGTAGGATTAAATACAATATCAAATGGTGAGATACGTTCTAGTTTAGGACCTTGATATGTAGTAATCTCTTGATCAGTGTATTGATCTTGATGTCTTTCGTTTAAGTATACAACATCAGCAAAGCAGTTACCATAATCAATATAGTCATATACTAACTGAGAGACAGTTTCTCTAAAACCTGAATCTCTTAGTTTAGTTTTAATATAAGACTCAATAGCTCTACGTTTATTATGAGTAGAAGCTTCTAAGTTATACCCTTCCCACTTAACCCAATCATCATTAGGGAATAAAGCATCCATGTAGTTAGCATGAAGGTTATCTCTAATTTGTGTTAGTTTAGGAAGAGTAGTTTTATTCTTCCATGGAAGTTTAGAATTGGTAGTTTTAGTAGTATCAGTAGCAAATAGATAGTTACGTAGTTCTCTCCACTCTGCTTCTTTATCATCACGTTGAATCCACCAATTATTATATAAACCTGCTAGTTGTCTAGCTAAACTTTGTCTATTAATTAGTTGTCTTAATTGTGCTACTTTCCCTGCCATAATTTTTCCTTAATAAGAAACACCACCGAAGCGGCTGTGAGTAACTATGTTTTTACCTATTGAAAATGTTCCTACTCTATTCTTAGGTATAATTGCTATTGAGATAGCATTAGCTAGTGCGTCTTTAATATCATCATGAGGAGGATGAGCCATTACTAGTTCTTCTTCTAATGACTGACAATTACCACCTTTGTAATGCCATATTTGCATGTTATCATACTTAGGTTCTAATACAGCTGAAACACGTTCAAACTTATCACCTAAAGACCTGGTAGGTCTAAACTCATCAATTGAGAGAGGTATACCATTAGGTTTAAGATAACTCTCTTTTAATTCTTTTACAATAGTTTGTTGAGCTACAGTAATCTCAGCTCTAATCTTTCTAAAGCCCCACTTCTGCCAAGCAGTCACTATATGTTGATAGTAATCTACAATACGATCTGTCTTAAATCTATCAATGTCTAGTACATAGTAATTACCTTGGTGATCTACACCAATAACAACTAAGGCTGTGTAGTCAGCTTTTTTACGAAGAGAGAAAGCAAAGTCAATAGCAGCATAAATATTAAGCTTCCTATCTCTAATGTACCAATCTCCTTCTTTATTTTGAAGTATAGATTTATCAAAATATTGAAA